ATACTATTCAGGGCTTCAGTGAAGCCTTGAACAGCTCGCCAAGCACCAGGATTAGTAGTGCGTAGAACTTGAGTATTACCAGATGCACGATTGATAAACTGCAGGCCTTCAACAACACTGTCTCCCAACACGCCAGACTGTGCCGCAGTCAGCCAGACTTCCTTAGTGTTCCTGTCTGGAATGAGTTTCCAAGTGCTGAGAGTCATAGGAGCTGGCATGCCCAAGAATCGCGACACAGTGGCAAAACCAGCATTCAAACCAGCTTGCTCTGCGGCATCAATGGCATCTTTCTCTGCTTGGCTCTTAAGCATGGCAGCACGTTCACGCGCTATAGAAATTCTTTCCTCTGCCGCCAATCTTGCAGCTTCTCGCTGGGCCTTCAGACTCTCAAAGTTCATCACAAACTGCTGAACCTGAATCTGCTTGCTGAACAGATCACCCTGTACATCAAATGCTTTGTCACGCAGCTGGAACTCTTGCATGCGTGCACCGGCCATCTTGGAAGTCATTTCGGCTTCCGCTTGGCGCAGTGCAATCTCAGCCTGCGCTTGCGCATTCTTGGCCTCAAGCAGTGCAGTGGTACGCAGCTGGTCAGCAGTGTTTGCAGTTACTGCACTCTTGTTCGCAATGGCCAGATTCTGCCGCGTAGCGATGTCAGCAACTGCAGCATCACGCGCATCCACAATAGCATTATTGCGTGCAGCAACCGAAGGCAGTTTAAGTTGTGCAACAATGTAACCGACAGGATTGGTCAGCAGGTCAGTCTGTGCCAGCTTGTCATATTCCTGTCGTGCAGTCTTACGTTCCTCCTCAAGCTGAGTATATTCAGCCATGCGCTTGGGAATAATGTAATTGTTCTCATCCGCATTCATGCCAAGAATGGCACCAGAACGCTGAATTGCACTGTTGCGAATGTAGTCAGTCTCAGCTTTTTGCGTAGCAATCTGACCAGCAGTCTCTGCAACCTTGCCTGCCTCAGTCAGATTTGTGCGAAGGAGAGATTCTACGGCGGCCGTGCTGGCACGTAGATCATCGGCTTGTTTGTTGATGGCCTGAGTACGAGCATCTGCAGTGCTGGTGAGTCCAGACAGCATCTGTTGGACAGTGGCAGCAATGTTAGTGATTGGTTCCATGTTTGTTTCCTCTTAAGCTGCTGGACTTAATATGCTACACCGTCACCGTCAGAAGGAGAACTTGGCGCACCATCACCAACAGAGCCAGCATCTCCAGTTGCATCGGCTGCCATTCCGCCATCGCTAGGCGCATTCATGCTGCTTTCAGCCATTGCACTCATGGCTTCAGCGATTGCATCAGCAATAGAGACATCTGCAGAGCTAGGAGTGCCAAATCCAGATTCCCCAGGAATGCCCATAGGAGCTTCAGGGTTGCTTGGCGTTGCCTCAGCCATTGGGGCTGGAGCATTCAACATTGACAAAGCAAGATCAGTCAGTGCAATGCCAGGAGGCGTGTCAGACTGTGCTGGAGTTCCCATCTGTACAGCTGCGCTAGGATTAACTCCAGGCACCATGTTTGGCATAGCATTCTCAACAGGCGTCATCGAACCTTTAAGCACATCTCCAAGAGATTTGCCAGTAAGTGCACTCATGATGCTGTTGATTGTGCCAATAGGAGTAAATCCTAGTGCAACATTCAGTGCTTTTCCTGCAATGTCCCCACTGGTCATAGGCACCGGATCTTGCAGTGCATTGATGCCAGTATTGACAGCCCCAATCATGCCAGGATTAGCACCTGCCATGCCAGCCCCCACACTGCCCAGAGTCTGCAAAGCATCCAACGGATTTTGCTGTGCCAAGGCTCCACCAGTACTCATGATGTTCCCCAGTGATGCTGCTGCTGAATTTTGGGTGAGCATTCCACCAGCCCCAAAAATGCTTCCCAGCAGCGCCAAAGTCTGGGGATCTAGAGTATCAACTCCAGGCGCAGGAGATGACATTTCTCCGCCAGGCCCTTGTTGACTCAGATCAGCTCCAGCACTTTGATTCAGCACATCAATGATGGAAGGCTGTTGGTTTCCCATGCCAGGCTGTGCACTGTAAAAATTGCGCAAATTAGCAATCAGCCGAGCAAGCACCTCAGAATCATTGAGTGCAGCGGTGCCTCCAGCAAAATTGCCGCCACCTCCTCCAACGATAGGATTGTAAGTGCGACGACTGCCGGTCATGTACCCAGGAGCTGCGGTTGCCATGTTTACATCCCGAAGTTGTCATCAAACAGGGAAAGATCGACAGGAGTATAAGAGGCAGCAGGCATTGGAGCCACAGCATCACGCAACGCCGAGTCAAAGTCCAAAACTGGATTCATTTGCAGAGGTGCGCTGAATCCCAAAGATTCAGGAGTAGAGGGCTGGAGTCCCCCAAACATATCGGCAGCAGGATCTGGCGTGCTACCAGTCATAAATGGGCGATCAAAACTCCCATATGCAACAAGATTGCCAAGAGCTCTCAGCGGGTCAGTAATGAAACTAGGCAGTGACATAGCCCCCTGCGAACTGTCAGGTGCAGCCATAGGTGCAGAAGTTGCTGAAGCAGCAGCGGCCGGAGCAGTAACTGTTGGGGCGGCAGGTGCAGAAGTCACAGTTCCGCCGCCTTTGAATAGACCACCAAACATGTCACTGGGCTTCTTGCCACTAGTCAGCTGACCAACGCCTTGCCACAGTGCCAGCAGTGCGGCAGCGCGCTGCAAATCCAAGCCGCTCTTTTGCGTCTGTGACTGCGTAGTCTGCGTGCCTTTAGTAGCTTGTGCAATGGCTTGACCAGCTTGTACTTGCGTTTGCTGATTTGCCAGCTGTTGCTTGGCCATTTGATCCTGCGCAGCCACAGTCGTAGCTTTGAGCAGCTCATTCAGAGCAGCTTGCACTGCGCTGTTATTGTAGCTGCGCGCACCCACAGACCTACCATACGCTGCCTGCATTCCAGGAATCTGTGCACCAGCTTGCTGGAAAATGCTCTGCAGCATTGCATTGTAATCTGCACCTTGCAGCTGACTGAGAGCAGTCTGCAGTGCAGTAATATCACCAGCATTGGAAGTCTGCGTGGAAGTAGTCGTGCCACGTTGGCCACCAAGCAGTCCTACCAATGCAGCTACATCTTTCAGATCAGTTCCGCCAGCTGGAACTTTTTGGTTTGCAGCAGTTGCCATGATTAGTTTCTCCGCACAAAAAAGCGTCTACTGAAAATATTCTAGCCAGAGCCAGAAACATCAGTAGACGCTAATCCTCTTGCGAGGTGTAAAGGTTTAACCGCCGCGCTTCTTCTTATCCATGACCGACCAGGCCAGGCCAGCGATAGTTGCCACAGCGCCAACAATGCCTTCCCAAGCTGCACCGTCGATGCCCCAGGAAACTGCAAAGCCGCCACCAACAGCAGTCAGCACGTGCCGAACAACGGCAGAAACAATGGTTGCATTCATGTCAAGGATACCTTTCCCATGGGAGTTGATAATGAGGGCCATCTTTGAATCGCTTCCAATCTCCGCCCCATTCGATTGGAATCACCAACTTCTGAGCAGTTGCCTTGATATGCTCAGCCAGTCGTTCGTAAAGAGGCCAATCCCAGCGGACCTCTCGGCCAATGAACACGGCCACATCAACAGCATGACCTGTCAAATGGCGTGAGTTCATCGTCATGGATGCGTCAGCATCAACCAACTCTTTTTGCCTATCCGCAGTTCTGCGGCCTTCAGTGATGGCAAAGTCCAGCGGGCTGGTAATGATTGCCATTGACATGACTTTTACCAGATCTGGATGTACGCCAGTGAGATTACGTTGACTGCGAAGACTGAAACGAAACATGTCAAACTCCTCACAGATTATTGGTTACAGACATCAGGATAGAGGGCACTGCAGGATGCACACCTGTGCCTGCAAAATATTGAAGCTGCACATCAGTAGCATCAACTTCCCACATAAGCTCAAAATAATCATTGGCGTTTAGTGCGTATACAAAGTTCCAAGCAACTACCAACTCTGCATCATTGCCTTGAATGCGAATATGTGACGCTGAATTTGCAACATTATTGCCATTGATGCGTGCCCAAATATAAATATTGCCCAAGCCTCCAGAAGTTTTGTCAAACTGTGCAGAGAATTGAAAGTTATACACACCTTGTTTGGAGACAACGATGCGAGAGGTTGGACTACCAATAGAGACGCCGCGGGAAATATCAGTGGTGTTAAAAGTGATGGCCTTAGCCGTGTTGATCGCAGTCTGTGTCTGAGTGGTCGTGTCTAGGAAGGTGCCGTAAGAAGTATCTCCCGGCGCCTCAATAGCTGCCATGAATCCGGCGCTACCAAGTCCATAGCCAACAACTTGTGTAAGAATAGCAGGACCATGCGGCCGTGCAGATTGTACTTGGCCAGCTGTGCTCAAATAATAAACTGTGCCGAATGTAGTTCCTGTGATGCCAAGCGTGCGGCCAGTCAGCAAAATAGCTTCACCAAAGTCATTCAGTGCAATGCCACCAGCGTCATCAATGATTGCATGTGCTGGCTTGTTGAGCACAGATGCATCAGCTTTGTATGCAACAATCTTACCGCCAGACACAGACAATGTAACTACGTTGCCATAACTGAGTGCTTCTCCTGCTTTGACAAATATCTTCTGCGTCTTTTGATTCAGCAGTGCAGTGAGCTGGTCAAGATTTGCCATCTCGCCAGAACTATATTGCACATTGCCAGTGGTCAGACTCAGTTGCTGAGCAAGTGTGTTGAGTGCCTTATAAAGTGGCACCACAAGGCCAGCATCTTCATCTGTTAAGCCGGCCGGATATGACGGCAGGCCAGTAGAAATAAGTGGCTGAGACATTAGAACTGCCCCGTAGGTGTAGCTTCCAAAATCATCGTGCTCATGTCAAATGTGCCTTGCACAATGATATCGAAATTTTTACAGTCTACAAAAGCACCGAAATCTCGATAGCTATTATCAACGGTAATAGCAGTAAGCTGTTGAGGAGCAGCGAGATTGCGTCCATCATAAGAAGGTACGACATAAACATTGCCATTCTTGAAGCCTTCAATCTCGACTCGGTTGAGTTGCACATTGCGACTGCGAGTCAGCTGAACACGGCCAAGGACCAGCACGCCAACATCTGGCGTAGCACGGTCCTGCTTGGACCAGTCAGCAATCACAACTTCTCCAGTCTCCTTCAGGAATGCCAGACCGTGTGGAGCAGAGACGAAATCACCAGTCTGTTCACTGAGTGCACTGTATGTGGTAGACATCAGAGAGTCATAGGAAGAACTCGTCAGCATTGAATAAGTGAGCAGTGCGGACTGTGCACCATAGTTGTAATAGAAACAGTCACGGTGTGTCAGAGAAATTTTGCCCCATCGTTTGACCGCAAAGTCATATACCAATGCATAGGAAAAGACTTCTGGCACAGACGCATATGAGACAACTAAGTATCTATTTCCGACTGCAGTGACTTTTGTGAAGAAGTCTGCAGTGGTTGCAGATTGTGACAGTGTTTGGTTTCCACTGTTATAGACTTCAATCTCTCGAGACGCAATAAAATCTGCCAGATCTGGAAAGATCAGATCTGAGGAGTTGAGGGACACAGACTGCATACCAGCAGTCGTGTAGGCATAAATCTTGCCAAGACTGCCTTCAACTGTGGCTTGCTCATAGCTTTCCAGGCCGCCAGCATCAGGAATTTCTCGAAAGATCCACGGAGCTTGCAGATTGTTGGCCACATAGCTACAACCAATGGCATTGCGATTGGTGAAAGCTGTGAAGCCACCGGCCACTGGAATCAGTGCACGAATAGTACCTTGCACATCTTCGGGAATCTGTGAGCCGGCTCCAGTGAATGCTCCACTGACATAACTAGCAAAGTTAAAAGAACTACCACTGAACGGTGCCCAGGCAATCGTAATGCCTGACCACATAATCAGGTAGCCATTGGATCCCGTAATTCCATCAATTTCTCCCGCAGGGAACGGGATATTACTGATAAGTGTGCTGGGAACAGCCAATGCTTGCGTGGCCGAGTTCCAGTATAGGAGACTCATGTCCACAGGCACCATGTCATTGGACTTCAGCCGACTGAAGCAGACAAAAGTGTATCCGTCAACATAAGCATAAGTTACTTTACTCAGTGCCGGATCGCTGCCTCCAGAAAAGGTTTTTGAATAAATGGTTGGAATAGTCGTGGAGCCCCACGTACTAGTAGTTACGTCATAGACATAGTTCTTTCCACCGCCAGGACTATAGAGGACTACGTTTTCATCTGCATCACGCAGCGGAAAAATAGAATCGAAATCATTGTTGACCGTAGGAGCAATAAGTTGGCTGAAGCCGACAGACCTCACGCCATTCCCCACGGGCATAAAGTTTTCACCGTATAGAATCTGTGTGAGATTATAATCTGCGCTTTCCTCTCCAGACACGAAGCCGCGTGGCGCTCTGGAAGCAACATCAAGCCCAGGCACGAACACTGCCCGAGGAGCCTCACTGGACACAAAAGGAAATGCCGCATTATTCAGCGGCACTTTGAATCGTTGAACAGCCATTTTAGACTAGTCCTTTTTGCTTCAGCCAGAGATACAGGCCTACTGATATTACTCCCACAAGCCAGAATAATTTGCTGACCACACTCTTGCCTACTTGTTTGTACATATGATCTGTGAGTTTTGCCATTGCACGCTCAGCTGCGCGCTCAGCAATTTCCTCAATTTGATCCTCGGTGAGATTCAAAGAATTCATACTTTGGCCTCTGCAAACACATTGACGAAGACTGTATTGTCTTCAAGTGCCTCAATCTCGTGCCACTCTCCCGCCAAAAGATTTAATGGCGCTGAATTTTTGTCAATGATGCGCTCGCCTTTTTCTTTGCGAACAACGCATCGGCCTGCGTGGCACATTGTGAGATGTGAGTACAGATGCTCATGACGCGGCAATCCTTCCCCCTTGTTGGCGTGGTAGATATTAATTACCGCGCCGTCGTAGGTTACAGAATGCCGCGGCGTCAGAAGCACCATTAGAAGTTCTCCGCGCCCGTTTGCGTAGGCTGTGCTTCAGGGTTTGGCGGAGCGGGGGGCTCCGGAGGCGGAATGTAGGGCGCAATTGGCCCGTACACACCTGCGCGACCCTTGTTCCAAAGTTCTTGGATGTGCGGATAGTGGTCGGTGCCGTTAACGCCGACAGGCAGAACTTCGCTGAACTCGGCGTACTTCACCATGCAGCGAAACGACGTTTGCGCCGCATCGCACCATTCAAGATTGCTGACAGATTCGATGTTGAACATGATTTTCTTCACGAAATGCGAACGTAAAGAGCGGCCATCCAATAGTACACGGTAGAGCAACAACCGCCGGTTATGGTGCCGTACGTAGCTCCAGTACTCATCTTTCTCCAAGTTCCACTCAGTGAAGTGCCGCCACCGTTATAAGAAGCACTACCATTGCTTCTATTTGCACTGTAAGCAGAATATCCATTAGTACTGGCGGCCACCGCTCCTGTATTCGGCGTCCAACCGTATCGCAAGTCACTACCGGCAACGGTCGAACCAACAGCCACATTGGTATTGGTTGCAATGATCAGCACCGCGTAGCTGCCAATGTCGCCCAACCCGGTCATGGACACCGCGCCGGTCAAGCCGTTGACGCTAGTAACTGCTGAAGCGCCTGCTGGAGCACTTGTCCATGTGGACCCATTAGAAGTCAGCACATTGCCGGAGGCGCCTGGAGCAACAGTTTGAACACCCGAAGTGCCATTTCCTAGCAGGACATTATTGGCGGTAAGAGACGATTGGCCAGTGCCGCCGTTTGCAACAGGCAGCGTGCCAGTGACGTTGGAGCTCAGATTGCAGAACGCGGTTGACGATGTGCCAGTGCCGCCATTAGCTACGCCTAGGATACCTGTAAAAGTAATAGTTGGATTAGATCCCCCACTAGAACTTAGTGGAGCCACCGCGCTTACACTAAATACTCCTGAAGGACTTGGAGCTACGGCAGCTGGATCACCTGAAGCATCAAAGCCCAGCAGCTTATTTGCTCGAGTAGCAACGTTAGGCAAGGCTCCAACACTGGCCTCAGGCACTGAGAGAGTCTTGGCAAACCTATTATTGACAGATCCTTTGAGCGTACGGAATTCTTCAGCTGCACTGCCAGCAGGCCGACTATTTACTGGCTCAGTTGCATCAGTGGCATTTGGGATGTACGTGGCCATCAGTGTTCTCCAAAATTATGTGCCGCTTCAGGCAACAGTGCCGAGCAGATGCGAGTCAATCAGCATCTCTTTGAACGGCTTGACATGCTCATCTTGATACTGCTTTGCGGCATCAAGAAAGCCAGTGCGTGCAAAGACAATTCCAGCGGCCCACATGGCCAGCTCATCAGGATAGGTGTCAGCAATCCAGCTGCTATAGCCTACCTCTGCAGTGTTGGGGTTTTCATAGAAGTACGCAGTCATATAACCAGTGGCAGACTGCGGATAGACTCGCAGAGTTGCACCGATAAGAGTGTAGATTGAGAGTCTGCGATTGCCGTCAGAATCATAAATATCATCTGCAGTGCGATATTCCAAAGATTCTGTGGGCGTACCAGTCACTTCATTACTCTGAACAAACTTCAAGCTACGAAGTCTCGTCAGAGTATTGTTGATGTTTGGAAAGTCGTAAAAGACTGCAGTGCTCAGCGGAGTGTAAGTCAGCGCTGCAGTTTGCAGATCCCGCGGAAAGAAGTCCGTGTGGTGAGCACGAAGCGTGGCAGACTTGATTGCTGCTTTGGTGATTGCGGAAATATCCGGCCGCCGAGTCTGTGCGGCAACAAGAGTTTCCATTTCAGCAAAAGTAGTCATGCCACGCTTTCTGAGCTAGTGTTACTGCGCCGTTTTGCCGGCCGTGTCTGCAGCATCTGCGGCTGCCTGCGTATACGTAGCACGCAGCGCCTCAGTAGCAGCAGGATCAGTATAGATCATGCTTGCAGCCTTGTTTGCCACAGCATCCAGCTGGCGAATGACTTCAGGATCATTCGTGATGAGCTGACCGCCAAGAAACACAAGCTCCAGGCCATCAGGCATCACAAAATTGGCACCAGGAATCATGTGCCGATACACTTTGGCATTCGGATCTTTCAGCGCTTCCAGGGAAGTAGACATTACTTCGCCACTGCGCAGAACATTGGAAGGCTCAGGAGCAACAACACTAGTTGCGGGAGCCTGCACCAGAGCAGCTTGCTTGAGATTCTGCAGAGATTGCAGGGATGAGACAGCACCAACAGCCATTTGATTCTCCAGTTTGGAAAAAGTTGCTTGGGAAAGTTGCACACGAAGTGCGAGGACAAGGAAAAGGCCAGCTTGGTGGCTGGCCCTCTCTTGTTTGCTTAGCCGGTAATCAGCCTAAATCGGTTGATTTCCTGCACTAGCTGCGTTGCAGCCAGTTCATCCACGTCCACCTGGCCAGTGGTAGCATTAGGAGTCAGAACAGTGGCGGAGCCACCAGTCCGAATCGTAATGCTACTGATGTAGCCAGGATCAGTGGAGGCCAAACCAGGTGGATTCACTTGAATGATCGACATGGTGTGACCTCTCTTGATTAGCCCGCTGCAGCAGCCGTGAAGTTGTACAGCAGCCCAAACGCGGCCGGGTTCTTGATCGTGCAGGTCAGCTCAGTGGTGAGCGTGCCGCCTTCAGCATCAATGCCGTTGTCAACGAGAGCACCGCTCGCGTTGTACCCAGCATCGCTGGTCTTGCGCAGATAGGCAAGAGAGAAGGCGTTCAGATCGCAGATCACAGCCATCTTGGCCCAGGTAGCAGCGCCACCATAAGCGTTGAACAGCGGATGCTCGATCATCTCGAACGTGCCACGCGGAGTCTTCAGCATGTCAAGCTGCAGGCCCCAGCTGGTTTCTGCCGTGCTGATCTGATAAGTGGAGTTCAGACGTGCGATATTGTGGATGACACGGCGAGCCGTACCACCAACAAACATCGTGCGAATGTTGCCACCCTTGGGATCAGTGACAGTCTGCAGCGTCTTGTCCAGAGCGGCTTCCAGCTGAGTCCAGTTGGTAGTCGCACCCAGAGTCGTGACGTTGCCAGCAGCAGCAGCATTCACACGGGCAACAATACCCTCCATCGTGTGCAGCGGCTGACCATTCTTGGTGCCCATGAACTTCTGACCGAAGAACAGAGCCTTCTCAATGGCCATCGCATGGAAAGCTGCGCAATCCTGCTTGCTTTCGCTGACGTAACCAGCACCGGCAATCTGCGGAATCGCAGCAGCAGTCTTGGTGACAGCCCAGCTATTCCGGAAGATTTGGGTGTTGTTGACATAGCGTTCAGCGATGATTGCCACAGCCGACGGACGAGTCGAACCTTCCTCAAAGGCATTGCCAATGGTGAACAGATCGTCGTTGTCGTTGATGGCAGCAGCAGCCACAGAGCCAACAGCACGAGTCACCGTGACACTAGTGGTCGACGGAGTCGTGTTGATCATCATGATTTCACCAGTCCGCTCATTGCGAACCAGATCACCAGGAACAATGTCAGCGTAGGCATCCACAGCGAAGGTCGTGGCACCAGCAGCATAACCAGCACCATTGTCAATCTTCAGTGCCGGGAAGATCATGGTCTTCGAGAAGTAACCATGCTCGATGTTGCTGGCAGTCTCGTCCTTCAGCAGAGAAGTGAGACCAAACAGCGGTGCCGTGCCATTAGGCATCAGGCGAGTGATTGCCTGCGCGAAACTGACTGCATTCAGATTCGACGGGGCATTTGCAGAAGAAAGAAGTCCAACAGCCATTTCAGTTCCTTTTGCGCCTTAGCGCATTATTGAAGGTAAGAGGAGAAGTCCGTTTCTTTTGGAGTGTTTGCAGCTTGTGCAGCTGCACGCTTGGGGGCAGTCAATACATCAGCCATCTGCGTGAAGTATTGCTCTGCCTGCTGTTGCACCGCTTCCGGTGATAGTTGAGGGTTGGATTGAGCAATCTGCATCTTGACAGCACTCAGCATCGGCGCAACGGCCGGATGACCAAGTGCTTCATGATTAGTATTCTGCGTCTTGATCTGAAAGTTTCTGATGCGCGAATCCAGTGAGCCATTCACACGCTCGGCTGCAGTTCGTGCGCCATGCTCAACAAGCCCATGCGAAAGCTGAGCTGCTGCTGCAAATGCTTCACGCGCTGCCAGATTAATGGCTTCGGAGAATGCGTTAACATCTCCAGTCACAGCCTTTTGAATGACATCTTGCGGAATGTTGGCAGCAAAGTTTGCTTGTTGCACTTGCGTGCGGAAAGCAGCAGGATCCAGCGGCCCAAGGAATGGATCATTCAGCGTAGGTTGCTTGGGAGCATTGGGATCAACTGCTTTCGGCTTGAAGATGTCAACAAACCCATCAAGCGGATTGGCCGCAGCATTTTGCCCATTGGCCATTTGAGCAGGTGCAGCCCCAGGATTGGCAGGAGTCTGCTGCATGCTGGCAGGCAAGCCAGTGGGATTCTGGTTCATGTTCACAGGCGGCGTGTTAGTCGGAGCTGGTTGTGCCTGTGCTTGCTGCACTGGAGAACTCGGCGAAGGTGCCGCGGGGGCAGGAGCGGGAGCACGACCAAAAATGCCAGGAAGAAAAGCCATGATGATTACTCCGTTGGAAGGTTAAAAATTAAATTGTTGCAGACAATTTGCGATACGCCTCAAGTCGCCAAATTTCAGCAAACGTGTTGTCGTAACTAATTTTTTGTCCAATGCTATCCCTCCAATTAGAAGGATCAATACAGGTTGCAGGTTTTCCAACTACAACAAAGCCATTGTCCATGCGAATGCCACAAAACATGAGTTTTTGCCCAGCAAGCTCAATAGTCTTGTAGTCCACTTCTTTGATGCGTGCTTCAATACTTGCAGCAGTGATGCGATCACCGGTGCACTTCTCAGCTTCCATCATCTTCTCAACTTCAGTATGCGCAAGCGCCATGACATTTACCTTTCAGTTTGCTCAGAGGTTGCAAGAGCTTCGAGAAGCTCGGCTTGTAGCTCAGTGTAGGCTTCCACAAAATTGCGGAGCTTTTCATGAGCCAGGATGGCTTCCACTTGTTCCGTTGGGTTGGAACGATATGGAAGTTTGCTCTCTACGAGAGCGCTAGCATACGCTTCAATTTTATTTTGAAGATATGCTAGAAACAAGGGAGATACCTTGCGTGCAAGCAAGTCATCTTCCCGAGTAAGCGTCAGCCGACAGAACCTGCTGCCGGTGTCCAGTTGAATTTGGTGATTCATGATGTTTGGTGTTTACGCGGCTGGCATGTCCGCGGGAGCAGGAGGATTCTGGGCCGCTGTAGTCGCAGCCACAGTGTTCAGGAATTGCTGTTGCTGTTGCGGATTGCGCTTGAAGTCTTCAAGCCAATATGCACCCTGCAGCTTGGCCCAATATAGGAACATGCCCATGACATCGTATTCCGTACCAACAGCCGGCAAAGCCTGTGCAGTCTGCAGGAATACGGTAAGCAGATTGGAGTTCAGCATCTTGTCTGCGGGCAGCAGACCATCAGTCAGCTTGAACTCAAGAATGGATTTGCGCAGCTCAACAGGATCAACATTGACTTCTTCACGCAGATCCCGATTGAGAATCGTTCCAGGTTGTTGATATTGGAGAGTGTTGGATTTGATGACTTCCTTGACTGGCGTCATGAATTGATATTCAATGGCCAGAGAGCTAAGTTGCTGACGAGAGTTTGAATTGACCATCGTAGTCTCAAACTCAGTCTTGGTCTTGTTGCCCTTTTGGAACTGACCACGATCAACTTTGTTCTGGCCTGTGGCTTGATCCGCCATTGCAGAAATCATTTCTGACATCTGAATGTTGGTGCCAGAGTTGTCCTCACGATACGGGATCTGATAGATGGCTCGGGCCATCGTGTTGTCATCTTTGGCCAGTGAAGCATTGCGCAGCGGAATGCGACTCACCGCACTCACATTGTCAATGTCCTTTTTATCAATCAACCTGGGATTATAGATGAGTCTATCAAAGACCAGACGACGCTTAGATTCCAAAGAGATGTTCCACAGCGCACTGCTCATGTCCTGGAATGGCAGCGCATTGTCAAGCATGGATTGCGTCTGATAACCAAGTCCATCTTCATAAGGCTGCATGATAAATGCTGGCAGCGTGTCATAGCCAACATTCATTTCCTCTGCAAAAATTACAACTGACCAGTTAATGATGATTGCATGGTAGATTTTAACTTGATTGCCGCGGGCCCCAAAGTCAGATGGCAGGGCGCGGCAGTAAAAATGCGTGACAAGATAGTGATCACGGTATTCTAGTTTGCTGCGGGAGCTGCCAGGCAATCCCATCCACTGGCCCCAGTTGCTGGTGCCAAATACCGTGTTGGACAGGTTCAGGTATTGATTGATTTCTGGGATATAGTACAGCATTGCGCTGGTGTCGTCTTGCGTAGGACCAGCGAATGAAGACTTGAATGCTTCTGCCGCACTCGTAGTTTTTTGGCTGTCAAGAGTTGCAAACAGCCGCTTGAGCTGTACGCGACTCACAAGTTTGTTGTAGCCAAAGTATTCACCGTCCGTGTGCAGGTTGGCTGGGGACACGGTCATGTCCATGAAACAGTTGTATGGGTCAACGTGCTTGATGCAGTTGCCACCATAGGAATACTCTTTCAGGGCTGCCAGGCCGGCAGCTGAAATGCTAGTATCAGTGACGATTGATTTCAGCGGAGTCTTTTCCCAAGACACGACGGCCGCACCAAAATTGTATTTATAGCCGTCACGAAAAATCTTAATCAGTTCCCTTGCCCAGCCATAACGAACAGCTTGATCTGCCAGTGCAGTTTCAAACTGCATGGCTTGAGATTGATTAGCTGGGTAAGAGACAACACCAAAGATGGGATAGGAAGTGAGGTACACACCTGCCTGGTATGCCACGGCAGACTCAATCTGCGGCATGATGATCGGCACGGTCATGTCTTGAATCTTGCGAGCATCACCTGCCATATTGGCACGAACTGCTTTGATGTGCTCTGCAGTCGTATTCAGCTGCCGCTGATATGCACGATCCCGATAACGCAGCAGGGAACGGAAATCGGAGAGCGCACTGGAGCCAAGACGCATTGCACAGTCTTTGGCATAGTTGAGAAGTTCCTTACGCTGTTCAATGGAGAGCGTGTTAACGAGAGAGATGCTCGTTGCCATTTGGATTCCTTTTGATTCGGTGTTTGGAGGTCAGAACGGCAGCGCTAGACTGCTGCTATGGCTGGCCGCTGCATTATCATCATTCACATCAAAGATGTTTTTGACGATGTGTTCTGGATAAGTACGCACGAGTTCTTCAACATATCCAATAGGATCAATTATATCGTCAATGTTGTTGATCTTGAGCGGGTTCCAATCCATAATCTGTGCCAGAACAGTGCTGCGCACGCGCGGGTGCAGGTAGATTTCTCCAGCGAGCAGTCGGAGAAGTCCACGCTTGATGCGGTTATTCTTGGCTTGTCCCTTGGGGCTAAGTTCTACAAACTCAAAACCAGTGATGCCCTCTTGTTCGCAGTAGTACTCAAACCAATACAGTAGAGTTGACTGATATGCAACACCTTCGACTGCGATAAGTCTGGTATTTCGCTTTATTCCCAGCCGGATTGCCGCTTGGATGGTTTCCAAGGGTGAGAATGTGCCGTGTTCCAGCTCATCAAAGATAGGTTTGCTGTCACACACACTGTAATGACTGATTGTGCAGTCATCAGAGGTCTTCTTTCCAGCGGATGGGTCAATAATTATGAATGAGCCTTCGGGATCAGCGTCCTCGTAATAAGAAGGCAGGAGGGGAATGCGGGAAATATCAATGCCACTGGCCGCGGCCACATCAGTACTGTTCAGAATCTCGGAGATAAAAATATCTGCATGCCCGAGTTCTGAGTCAGATTGATACTCACTGATGAGTTCTTCAATGGGCCGCAGTTCTTCCCACAGACTGGTGCCGTCAGCAAGAATGCCACCAACAATCAGAGAAGTCCACTGAGTGTTTTGCTTGAGCTTCTCAAGAATGCAGTTCTGTGGATACATGTTACCCACATAGATGTAAGTGCAGCCATCATTGGAGCGTGCCTTCATCAGCGTGCCAAGAATCCACTTGAGCAGCTGTTCACTCAGCTCTTTGTTCTCAGAAGTTTCACGCTTTTGCACGTCATCCATGATGATGACGTCAGGCCTCTTGTTCTTTCTGTTGATGCCGCGCACGGCAGTTCCTGCACCGATGGCCCGCAGGATTATGTCTCTGCCGCGAAAGTGAAAAACTTTGAGGGATTGCGTGTCTACTTCAACTGCAACCTGCCAGTTTCCGAATAGTTTTCGGATGTTGGGGCTGCCAAGCAGATCACAGATGTCGGAGAGTGTGTTGACTGCCAGATCTTCACTGGCACCGACGATGAGAATGAATTGTTTGTGACTGAATAAAATATACCAGAGGCACAGCAGCTTTATGAATGTGGTCTTTGCAAAGCCGCGGGGAATGCCAATGGCATAGCGCTCTACCTTTTTGGCAAAGCTTGTGAGGAGGGAGAACAGTGCTAGATAAAACGGAGGAAATGCGTAAGTGAATTCCTCTGGGGCAGCAAGCATGCCCAGGAAGTTCAGATCTCGTCTTGTGAGTTCTGCTGCTTCCTGAGCACTTGCGCCTACTTCTGTCGTGTCAGACATTAGTCTCTTGTTCCAGAGGAGCCGGCGGCCTGACAAGTTGGAGACTCATGCGGCTCATGGCAAGCCATGGATTTTCCGCTGTGACATCTGCACTGGCATAGAGAGTCTTGATCTGTTCCAGTGTCACATCAAGCTGTGCATCTTGACACAGTTTATATGTAACTTCTGGCTGTCCATCTGTGTGGTCAAGTTCTTCCCACTGACCTTCAGGATCTTGTTGCCAGATACTGAATGGCACCAGTGCAGCAAAATTCTGGCTAATGCCCCCAGAACTAATATAATGTGTTGCCGGCTCGTCGCCCGTGGGGGATAGGCCGGTGGTGAACATGTCTTGGCAGTTCACGGGGTCCAGCGTGGCCGCGATGAGGCGGGCCAAGGGGGCCTGGTCGGCTGTGACGATGAGGGTGCGGAAGACGTCCATTAGTTCCCCCGTGCGCGGATGGCTGCGGCGCAATCCATACATGCTCCGTTGTAGACAGGCTGTGTCCATGCCGCAGTGGTGTCCTCACACACCTTCGCACACGCCTCACGCTCGGCTGCGGCAGCAAGCTCTGCAATACGCATCATAAACGGACTGATTCCGATAACAGAATCAAAACCAGCCGCTTCTGCTACTATTTTTAAAAGCTTTTTGTTGTCCATCAGAAGGCTCCAGTTTTCCCGTTGACCCACGCTTCCGTCGCCTCAATCTGGCTTTGCGTGGACTGTGCGCCACGGACAATGAGGCTTGTCAGCCAGCCGTTGAATGGCAGAGTGGAGCCGCCGCGTTGGCCGATGAACAGAGGATGGTTGCCGTAGTTGCCCGTGCCTTGGTCTGCGGTGTTGGTTGCTCGCAATACACCATCAGTTCTTACAGAACTAATATCTCCCGCAATGTCACCAATACCTGTAATGACAAAAGAAATGGGTGCCGGCAGGTTATTGGTAATGGCGTTGCTAGACGCAGTTCCGCGAGAAGTCCACGTAGATCTGTTATCTGCCGCAGTTCTAGGCGCAAGGATGCTGAAGCAGCCGTCATTCAACGCCGCGCTCAATTCGGTGACCGCGCCAACCGCAGCATCACTCAACTTCCTAACCCCCGCCCAAACCGTCATCTTGTCGGTAGCGGTGAAGTCAATACTCCCCGTAGACATCGAATCGTCAATGCCGTCGAACTGCAGGTACGGCAGGAACCCCGCAGTGTCATAAGTCGCCGCGTCCACCACGCGCTGGTAGGTGGGGCCGATCAGGCCCGTGGCTTGGCTGGCGGGGCGGAGGTCTGCGCCCCAGATGTAGATGCCGCTGGTGCCGTCGCCGGCAAATGAAGGTAGACGCGCCGCAGTGTCTGCATTAAGCGGAACAATTCGAATGCTTTGGTTGCTGGTAAGGCTTGACGTAAATGTCACTTCGCACTTACACCAGCCGCCACCAACATCTTGAATGGTTCCAGTAAAAAACGCCGTTGAATTGCCGACTTGTTTGGTAGACAGGTTGAAATTTATGTAATCGCCTGTTAAGCCGGTTGTAAATTGCCAAAAGTTATAGCCTGCTGCCTGAACATAAAGAGTTTGTCTGTACGTTGTACCGTTTACAAAACTTTTGTTTTGGCTATAAAGTGCGTGAACACTATTGCCCGTCGTGGGAATTATCGTATCTGCCGTTGTAGTACCGTCTGGTGCCGTGACGGTATTGGCATTAACAGTGCACGGTGAAGTGGTTCTATCCCATTCGGCAGTGTTATCAAACTGCTCCGTATAAGTCAGCAGGTTGTACCTCGCCGCCAGCTTCGGGCGTTTTGTGCCGGTGGAGGTGGCGTGGTTGCCAGTGACCTGTTTAATCGAAAACGACGAAATTACGGCAGTAGTAGTGCCAACGGCGCGTAGGGTAACAAAACCATCTGTGGCTACCGTTCCTATCCTTTCCGTATACGTTCCGGCAACTGTTCTAGTGACAGTGCTCGGTGTTCCGCCAATGTAAACGGCAAGACCCCCAGCCGTCAGCGAAGATATTGTGTACGTAACTTCGTAAAACCGACCGGCAACAATATTTGCTCCGCCCCCAAAATATGCACCGTTGTTACTGGCGACAGATGTATAAACTGCAGTCGTTCCGGGAAGCGCAACTCCTGATTGCGTAGTCCACCCCGAAGAATAGTTTGTGCTTGGAGCAATCTCACTTCCCAGCACCAACCCCTTCGACTTATCCAGCATCAGCCCCACAAACTGCTCCACCCCCGTAACAGGCGTGGTGCCTGCGGAGTCTTGGAACAGCGTAGTCAGATCGCTGGGGTCGTACCATGCGCCTTGTTCGCCATTGGCAAACAAGCTAGCAGGAGTAAAGACTCCTCCATAAATAACACTGATTGCCAATGCAATGTTAGACAATCGCATGTTTAAGTCTCCTGCTAGCCTCTATAATTACCACAGAGCCACAATGTTAGTAGCAGTGGTTCCGGTAGTATTCACACGCGTGCACTGAATGGGCAGAATACCAGGTTGCACAGCAGTAAATGCAACCGTGCCATTGGTCATTTCCACAGACAGATTGCCTGCAGTGCCGATAAACAGCCCACGAGTAGGAGCTGCAAGATTGACACTGTTGGAAGGAGTCACAGCAGCGCCGTAACGTGCAGGATCACTGACATTGCTCATTTTGGAGTCCTTTCAAGAAATTGCTTGATTGTGGACAGTATAGATAAATGGGTTAGTTACTGGGAATGGCAAATCTACTACGCTCCGCTCCACTTCGGCGCGCAGCCGCCTTGGCTAGCTTACTTCGATAGCTAACCCCAATCAAGGCAACCCTGCGGGCTCCGTAAAATTTGCTTCGCAAATTTTTCTCCGGCCTTGACAGGGGACCCCGCGCTATCTCGTGGCTTCGCCAAGGGGCCACGGCCTGACGTTCCGCTACGCTACACACCCGTAACATAAATTGTAAACACCAAACCCGTGGCCCGGAGCCCGTCAGAGCATGTCTGGTGTCAGCGGCAATGGACTGCGGCGTGCTGGCGCCTGCTGAATAAGTGATTTAGGTGCAGAGAGCCTGTCAAGGACAGCTGCGGCGCGCTGAGTGGCCCCCAGTTGCGAGCCCTGAATCGCAGTTCCTGCTTTCTCAGCCAGAATCTGGTCCAATGTTTTAGCCGTGGCCGAAATCATAGTCTTGCCTTCCACTTCTACAATCTCATTTTGTGCATTGGTGATATAACGGGGCATCGCAGCGGCCGGCAAAGTCAGATTCACCGTGACGTTCACAGCCGTTTCAGTCTGCTGGACCGGATCAGCCTTGCGCTTTGCCCCATTGAGAATGCGAAATGCTGCGATTGCTTGCCCGAGATTGGCAAATGGCAATGCCCGCTGAATCTTTTCCAGTGCCAAGCCTTCTGCAGCATCAAGAGAAGTGTCAAATGTGATGTCTTCAATGCTGCTAGCAGCCTGCTTTTCTGCAATTTCTTGCCGAGTTTCAGGATCAGCCTTGAGCTGACTAATATATGACTCACTGACCCCGCAAGCAGCGGCCACTTGGGCCGTGGGAATGCCTTGTGCAAGTAGGTGAATTGCATGTTCTTTTGGCGTCATGACTTTGTTTCCTTTTATTTACCGAGTACAAATCAATAGATAGATCCACGCTCTACTTGACTTGGGAAACTTTTTCCGTACTGACTCCCTAGTCTAGCTTCAAATTCCCCATAATTACTCCTATACAATGTCTCTAGCGCAGAGGCTTTTGCAGGAGAATCAGGCATTTTTTCCAGTGCGTTCACATATCTTTCTAGCCTGTCCAATTCCTCCGGACTGCGGTAACTTCCTTGTGTTTTTGCAGCATTTATTGCTTCTTTGATACTGGCAATAGTTGATGTTCCACCAGTTCTAACTTTGTTTTCCATTTGAATACCATGTGTTGCTTCGTGCAACAAAGTATCTACGAGTGCTCCAGCAGGATCTCTACTCATGCGAGTAGGAGGATATGTAGTCATAGGCAGGGCAATTGTATTAAGGTCTTTGTTATATCCTCCAGCTTTTTGCAACAAATCATACCAAAAATTTGTTTGTACTTGCATTGTGCGCGCAGCAGGAGAAATGTCAAATAGACTAGGATGATAAAGAATGTCACTAAGCAATGTTGCGGGCCCTAGCATATCATCTTTACTTGGTCCCATCGACTTCGGCAATGTGACTTGTCCTCCGCGGCCCCGAGTGTATTCAGTCTGCAGAGATTTTTCAAAAGTAGGATTGAGTTGTGCAACGGCAGGATCAATCTTAATTCTTGGCGTTCCATCTGGGCCAATATATACGATAAATGCGCCGCCCGGGTTCCTCTTGGCTGCGAGTGCATTCATTGCTTCTTGTTCAATACTGAATGCAGATTTGCCTGCAGCACTCATTTCCGCGGCGCGATCCACTACATCTTTGACATTCAGCAATTCTGCAGTTTCTGGCGTGCCGGGGATAATTACTCCTCGTTGACTTGCACTTTTCCCTGCCGGCTTAGCGCCTCCGGCATTTAGGGTTTTCAGCATGCCCAAAACTGCCGCGCCCCCAATGCCTGCTGTTTTTGCGGCTTGCGTAGCCATGCTGCCGGGGCTGAACATTCCTAACACGGCTTCTGCGGCCTGCTGTGCCGGATCTTGCCCTTGCTTCAATCCAACAGCTTGATTGATACTTTCACTTCCACCTACAGGCTTATCAACAAATCCCTTAAGTCCTTTGCCCGTCAATAGTCCTAGCGCCATATTTACAAGGTCAACGCCGCCGCCCGCAATGTTTCCTGGCGTGCGCTTTAGTGCTTCGACTAAAACTTCGCCGTAGTCTACGGGCTTCTTGTCAGAATTTTGCTTGTCAGCCATGGTGTTTGCACTTTGCGAGGCCGTGGTGGATAAATATTAGTTTAGACGCGTTGTAACAAATAAGAAATATGCGAATTCTGTATGTGGGGAAATTAACGAAGTATTTTTTGTTTTAAAAATTTAGAAAATTTCGGGGAATGTCAATAGGAATGCTCAGCAAAACAGCACTAAAAAGGCCTTCACCCCTCTTGTTTTTATTGGTCTTTGTGTTCTACAGTCACTTGTCAATCACTCTTGCTTTTGCACTACGTGCTTTCACATAAGAAGTCCGCAGGATTTGTAATTCTGACTGGCGGCTCTGCCGCGCTGTGGTCCAAAGGACCACATTTGTCAATCTGTTAAGCCGTAGGCCTGGCCGTTAGGCCAAGCCGTAGGCTGTGACCGAAGGTCACTTGTCATTCTATTTAGCGAGCGAAGCGAGCACAAAATTTTTATGGAGCGAAGCGGAATAAAAATTTTTTTTTGCGGGGCATATAATATAGCTGCGCATATATTGATTGAATATGTTTTGATACTCGGTGATATTGATTATCTAGTTTGCTGGGCATAACAGTTTGAATATCTCTTAATATGTCTGAAATAGTTTGTGGGGGCTGGGCATATATATCCGGATACCCCGGTTTTTGAATAATTTTTTGTGCCCGTTGCTCTCTGTTTATAATGCTTCGCAGAGTTTCTCATGGTTTGTCTGGACAAATAAAAAACCCGCCTTTCAGCGGGTTTATTTTGGTTACAGAATATCCAAATCAATCTCTGCTTTGACTGGCTTATTCTTCATTGTTTCCAATCTCTTAACTACGAATACTCCGAACTCAGTATCCATATCGTTTTCATCCAGTTTTGCCAGAATCCAATCGATATACTTTGTCTCAAGGATTGTGGTTTTGCCACTGAGTTTCAGAACCATCTCTGCAAAGGCATTCGCTGTCTTCCTGTAGCTGGTGTTTTCCTTGTACTGTGGGTTGTTCTCAATGAGCTTGTGGCGTGTTGCGCTGGCCAACCAGCCCTTTTCCAGTTCTTCCTTGTTCAGCCATTCACTGTTGGAGCCAAGTGCACGGTCAAGCAGATATTCTTCAGTGAACCATTCCTCAGTGATTTCTGCCGGTGTCAGTGTGAATGCCTTCACATAGTCAAGCAGAATCCCTTTGGCTGTGGTTTCCAGCACTGCAGAGAGAATCTCCCGATATTGCTCAGGGCTGTTAGCCCTGATGTTTTTCCATGCAGTATTGGGGACTGCGATGGCATAGCGCCGGATCGGGTTGTTTTGTTTTGTCGTTATGAGTTTCTGGTTTGCTTCGCAAACCACTTGCTTTGCATCGCTGTAAATCTTGATAGCCATGGTTTTCTCTCTCGCGCCTTTGGCGCATTTGTTGCAGATAGGACTCTTTAGGTTATTTATTCCGCTTGCCTTACCTGGCGTGCATATATGCTTTGCCTAGGACAAGGGAATATCTAACCCGGTCTGGATTGTTAAAGAGCATCCCGCTAGGCGGGCTGTGTTGCTAGGCAACATGGATAATGTAACAGAGTCGGAATCCCGAGTAAAGCGCTCAGTTTCTCCTGCCCTTCGGGCAGATTTTGCACAAATGATAATCATTCTCATTCAGAATACCCGAGTAAATCGATCGGAAATTTTTTGGCCTCTCAAAAAGGGATTGCTAATAAACCTATACGCTAGGCTTCGCATTCATAATTTTATACACTATGTAACATTGTAACATTGTAACATTGTAACTCATGTAACAGTGTAACATGGTAACACCCCGCCCCCCGGACCCCGGCCCCCATACCTCTCCCCATTATAAATAACAATACTACCTATCCCTCTCCTATCCATACACATATACCCCCCTATATTAAATAATTATTATTTTCATTTCATATTTCTAAAATTTTGTATGGGGTGTATAGGGCAAACCAAAAAGGGGGTCTTGTATTGGTAGGTCTGTGTGTGTCTATTGTTGTTTTCTTTATATGTGGGTCTGGCCCCCCCCCCGAGGGTGGACGGGTACTGTTACACTATTACACTGTTACACAAGTTACACAGTTACATTGTTACATAGTCTACAAAATTATAGTCTGCAAAGCCTCTTTCAATAAAGCTACCTACAAAAACGTGACAGCTGCAAAATCTGGCAAGATTAACATTTCATGCGAACCCTCTTGACAGGCTTTAGCCGCCGTGTTACATTATCAGTTCCTCCGTGGCATCACGTCCATGTTTTTTAATCAAGCAAATCTGTCAAGATAATCTGTTATGAATCCAAAAACTCAAGCATTGATTGAACAAGCACGCAAAGCGCATGCTGAAAGACTTCTCAAGTTATCTGAGGCACAGAATGTGCAAGCAGCAGCGCCGATCCAACGGCCGAAGGCCGCCGGTGATGCGGCTCTTTCTTCAGCTCCATTATCTTCCACTGTCTCACAAGGCGCCATAGGCGCAGGTGCAGCCACGCTATCCTTTAATCCAGAACAATTGCAAGCAATAGAATTCGGTTTGCAAGCCAAAAGCTTTTGCCTCATTGGTGCAGCAGGCACCGGCAAAACCACAGTCACACAAGAACTCATTTCAAGACTGCAACGCAGCAGCCATGTCTTGCCGCTGTCTGCAGGCACGAAGCATCTCAATAATGAAGCTCCGGGCATTGCAATCCTCGGATACACAAACAAAGCAGTCAACAATATTCGCAAGAAGCTGCCGCAGCATTTGCAAAATCACTGTTTGACCATTCATAAAATCCTAGAGTATGCTCCGGTCTATTATGAAGTGCCAGACTCTGATGGCAATATGCGTAAAACGATGCGTTTTGAACCAAGCTATCATGCTGGTGCAAAGCTGCCGCATATCTCTACTGTGATTTGTGAAGAATCAAGTATGATTGGCACAGATTTGTTTGCCAATCTGCTTGCTGCACTGCCGCGACCGGCCGCTACGCAGTTCATATTTCTAGGTGATCTAAACCAGATTCCGCCAGTCTTTGGTCCCAGTATTCTAGGCTTCAAACTTGCAGAGCTTCCCATTGTGGAACTCACGCACGTTTACAGACAAGCACTTCTCTCTCCAATCATATCTTTGGCCACGGCTGTACGGACTGAATCCCTCAAGGATATTCCATTCATTCCCCCGGCAGATGGCTCAACTACTGTTGACAATGGTGAGCATGGCCGGGTGCATTTCCAGCCCTGGAAAAAGCGTGTAGACTTTGAAGATGCATCTCTTATGATGCGCAAGTTTCTTCCTCGCATCATTGAATCTGGAGAGTTTGATCCTGAGAAGGACATGATTCTCATGCCCTTTAATAAGAAATTTGGCACGATTGAAGTCAACAAAATCATTGCAGATTATCTCAGCAAAAAACGACAAGCCATTGTTTACGAAGTCATCGCACGGTATCAGGCGACATATTGGGCCGTCGGTGATCGTGTTATGGTTGATCGGCATGAGGCAGTCATTCGGCAAATCAATCATGCCATTGGGTATGGTGGAAAGATGCCGCAGGCTGAGTCAGAACATCTTGATCGTTGGGGATTCAATAGTGCCACTCAGGAAAGCACTCAGCAAAAATCTCTTGATGAGATGCTTGCAGCACTCGGAGGCACCTCTGGTGCAGACGAAGATGCAAAGAATCTGGCAAGTCACACAATCACAGTTTACATTCCTGATCTTGATACTGAACGTGTTTTAACCACTGCCGGTGAAATAAACACAATGTCTTTTGGCTATGCACTCAGCATTCACAAGAGTCAAGGCAGCGAATGGGAGCGTGTATTTCTGTTTCTTCACAATAGTCATGCAACAATGATGTCTCGTGAGCTGATTTATACAGCTGTCACGCGAGCAAAACAGAGCCTGTTCATTGTTTTGGAAGGAGACCAAAAGCCATATCAAAACAGTATTAGAATTGCAAGCCAGCGGCCACGCATTCCAGGCACTACGCTGGCTGAGAAGATTGAGTTCTTTAACCGCAAGGCTAAAGAGCTTTTCAACAGCACGCAAGCGCAGACTGAGGAGTAATATCATGAGTCAATCCAGCAAATTGCAACAATGCCAGCTTGAAATAGTTTTACTGACTGCACAAGCCAATGGTTTTGCAAAGCCAGTGCTGCGCACTGAGTCATTCATATTCAAGCCTGCACCTGCGCATGGCAAGAATCCTAATACAGTCTATGTGACTGGCAGAACAGACCATACATACTATGGCAAGATCAAAAACAATTGGTTCTGGCCATCGGCAGACTATACAGGACTGGCT